GTGTTCGCGCTCAGTACGGATATGGGTGTCGCCACGCAGTTTGGCGGCGAGCAGGTCTTCAAGCGCCTCGAGCTGTTCAACACCTTCCGGGACAACGCCGGGGTCATGGTGCTGAACAACAAGACCGAGGAGGAGTTTCAGAACGTCAGCGCTCCACTTGGTACTCTCGATGCATTGCAGGCGCAGAGCCAGGAGCACATGGCGGCCATCAGCCGCATCCCGATCGTGAAGCTGCTGGGTATCCAGCCGGCCGGACTGAACGCCTCGTCTGAGGGAGAGCTGCGATCGTTCTACGACTGGATCCACGCATTTCAGGAGTCGCTGCTGCGCGACCCGATTACGACGATACTGTGCTTTGTCCAATTATCGTTGTTCGGCGAGGTCGACAAGGACATCACCTTCGATTTTAATCCGCTGTACCAGCTCGACGAGAAAGAGAAGGTGGAAGTGGATATGCGCAAGGCGCAGACCGATGAAGTCAACATCAACGCCGGCGTGATCAGTCCCGATGAGGCGCGCAAGCGGAACGCCGCCGACAAAGACTCGCCGTACCAGGGGCTCGACCTGGAGAACACCCCGGCGCCGCAACCACAGCCTGATCTGTTTGGTGCTGGCGGGACGCCTGGAGGACCGGGCGGCGGACCTGGAGGTGAACCGGGTGGTACACCGGGCGAGCGCCCACCGTCACCGGAGCCTCGCACGCCGCCGGGCTCGGCTTTGCCATCGCTGCCGCAACCGGCGAAGCTCGACGAGGCAGCGTGAGCGAAACAACGCTTCGACGCCAACCGTTAAACTGAACTTTATGCTTGATGCCGACCCCGGCTGAGATCCGCGCCGCTCGCGCCCGCTTCGCGCGGGCCCGCCGTGTCGAGGCTTGGTATGGGCGCTCGCTGCGCGGCATCGCCGAGGCGATAGACCGGCTGGTCAAGGGGTTCGACTTCGCGGATCCGCTTGCTGTGTCGATGCTTGAAGACGTCCTCGAGCGTTATGCCGTCACGCTTGAACCCTGGGCCGCGGCTGTCGGCCGGCGCATGATTGAAGATGTCGCTCAGAGAGATAGCAAAAGTTGGTTTGATGCTGGTAGGGAATTGGGCGTTAATTTACGGCGGGAAATTGCTAACGCCCCTACTGGTGATGCTATGCGGCGGGCCCTTGCTGAGCAAGTTGATCTGATCGGGAGCCTTCCAAGAGAAGCTGCACAGCACGTGCACGAATTAACGACAGAGGCCGCTTATACTGGTCGCCGCGCCGCTGATATTGCAAACGAGATTTATGGTACTGGAGAGATCACCCGTAATCGTGCAACGCTGATTGCTAGAACAGAAGTAAGTCGGACCGCTACGGAGTTAACTAAGGCGCGAGCGGAGTATATTCAGTCCCCTGGGTATTTCTGGATGGCGGTAAATGATGCCGACACTCGGCCTCGGCACCGCAGGCTACACGGCAAATTCATTCCGTGGGACGATCCGCCGATAGCTAGCGAGCCCGGACAGAAAGAAATGCGATATCACGCGGGCGCGGGGCCGAATTGCCGGTGTTATCCACAACCGGTAATTCCTCCGCAATTTCTTGCGGCATAAAAAGGAAGGCGGGTGCTCCGTTAATTTTGGAACACCCGCCCAAGGCTTTGCTCTCGACAGCCGAACCATGCCGGGTCCGGCCAAGTCCTACCCGGCTGTGAAGAGCGCTTACTCCGTAGGGATATTCGGTAGTCTGGTCCATTGCCCCGATTCCGGCTCGATATAGTGTGCCCACAGTGAACCATCGTCACAGAGCACAAAGAGTATTCCGGGCGATGCCCCGGGGTTCATCGCGGATATCTGGATCGGCGTGCGTGTTGTGCGCTCCATAAAAGGGGGGATTGACCGTTATGACTGTGGCCCCCGACGGCACAAAGAACAACCCGCTATACGTGGTTACAACGGTAGCTCCGGGTACGACTCCGAAAATGCCGCCCGATGGGACGCCGGTCAACCCTTTGTATGTCGTCACCGTAACAGCGCCGGTTGTTCTCACCACCGCGCCACCTGATGGTACCCAGAATAATCCGCTGACCGTGACGCTGGGTTGAAGTAATGATCACTTGGGTAATTCAGTTGAAGCCTGAGCATCAGCCGCACCCGACTTACTACGGCGAGAATGGGGAGGGTGTTCTCGGTTGGACCTCGGATATCGTTGGTAGCGCTGTTCGCTTTGCCCGCGAGCAAGACGCTCAGCTGGTGATAGACTGCGAAGGTTTCACCGAGGCATTTGCCAGCCAGCAAGACTTTGATCCCATCGAGCCGGAATATAGTTGACTGATGGTCGACTTTGAGCTCGACGCCGCGCACCCGGCGCACCGCGTCAAGATCGAGGGGATGATCCGCGGCCTGTGTGCCCGGTACCCGCGAGTGCCGCTGAAGGCGGTTCGCATCTACCAGCCCGAGCCCGATGACCGGTCGATGGGCAACGCTGACGAGGATGGGGTCATCTCGTTCAACGGGTTCTGGTTCAGCCAGGATCCACAGGTGCTCGAGGATGCAGCCGTCGAAGACTTCATTGTGCCGGTCGCCGGTAAGATGATGGGCTGGCACGGAGCGATGATCGACGAGCCAGAGCACGTCATTGCGCACGAGTTTGGCCACTTTGCCATTCAGTCGCTGCCGGAACTGAAACAGTGGGCCGAGGAGCTTTGGCAGGAGCTGACCGAGGATCCCGCGAAGGCACCGGCCGGCTATGCGCTCGCCGGCCCCGATGAATGCGGTGCGGAAGTCTTCGCTGAGCATGTGCTGCTCGGCGGTGGCGGGGCGGCTGTTGACGACTTCGTGGAGCGTGAGCACCCGCGAGGCGGCAGTGAGAACCCTGGGCAATTCGTCAGCAAAGGTGGCGGCACGATAGCAGCCGTATCTCCGAACATTGGGGAATTGTCGTTTGGGGAGGCTGTAAAGGCGCTCAACACGTCTCGACATCAGGCTTTGCACAAGGTCGTGCAGTCGATAAATGAAAAATTGGAGATCAAGGGCGGCGAAGTTAAAGATGTCATTGGGGCCTGGGCGGATGGGGCCGAGGACAGCCTGCTCATAGAAATGCCGACATCGGATTTTGCCAAAGCACGGGCTGCCGCTGCTATGGAAGGCTGGCTGGCAGATCAGAAGGCGGTGCTGGTATTTCAGCCTGGCGGGCCGAACGGCCAGTATTTTGCGAAATTCAATGTGGACGGCGACGTTGCCGATATTCACGATGGCCTGTTGCAGGACGGCCTGGAATTTCATACGCTCGAACCGACTAGAACTGGCGCGGTTGTGCATATTCTGGCGATGGACCAGGATACCGTAGACACAATAACCAAAGCAGCCAGGAAGCGTGGCGCATCTGTGGAGGTCATGAGCGGTCATGGCGAATTCGTCGGGACAACCAAAGAAACCGGGTCCGACCGAGAGCAGCGGGACGACGCCCGAAGGATCTACGACGAAGTCATCGCCGAAGCTCAAGCTTCCAGAGGATTGGGTGGACAAGACTTCCCAAAATTCTGGCAAGACTTACGCCGTGATTGGGGCGCGCAGTCCAAAGCCGAAGCGCTAGATGACTTCAAAGAAAGTGCCATCTCCCGCCAGGGTAAGGGATCACCTGAAGGTGGGCAATTCGTCAGTAAAGGCGGCGGCGGCCGCGGCGCTACCAGCGCAATGCATCCGGCACCTGCCGACCGGGCGGCTTGGCCGGCGCACATCAAGGCGCTGAAGGTTCCTCCGGCCTGGACCAATGTCCAGATCTCGCACGACCCCAAGGCGCCGCTGCAGGCGACCGGGAAGGACGTCAAAGGCCGAGCGCAGTACGTCTACCATCCCGATTTCGCCAAGTCGCAGTCGGCCGCCAAGTTCGAGCGGGTCAAGCAGCTGCTCGCCAAACAGCAACAGGTGGCGTCCGACATCGAGAAGGCGCAGCGCAGCTCGAGCGCCGTGGAGCGTGAGCACGCGACTGTGGCCGCGCTGATCTTCGCGCTCGGACTTCGTCCCGGCAGCGAAAAGGAGACCGGCGCGGAAGAGCAAGCCTATGGCGCGACGACGCTGGAGGCCCGCCACGTCGTCAGGTCGGGCGACAAGGTCAGGCTGAAATTCACCGGCAAGAAAGGCGTCAAGCTCGACATCCCGGTTGAGGACAAGAAGCTCGCCGGCGAGCTCGTCCGGCGCGCGGCGCATGGCGGCAAACTCTTTCCAGGTGTATCGGATGGTTCGCTGCGGGCCTTCGTGGCGCACCTTGACGGTGGCGGCTTCAAGACGAAGGATTTTCGCACGGCGCTGGCGGCTACGATCGCCAACGACATCGTCTCCAAGATCCGGCCGCCGCGCAGCGAGCGCGAATACAAGATGCGGCTGAAACAGGTGGCGACCGAGGTGTCGAAGAAGCTCGGCAACACGCCCGCGGTGGCGTTGAGCAGCTACATTCCTCCGGTGCTGTTTGCTCCCTGGAGAGAAAAGCTTGGTATGGCTGAAGATGCCGCCTCAACGCCGGAGAGCCGATCGGCGGCAGCTAAAAAGGCGTGGCTTTCGCGGCAACGCGCGAAGCCCAAACCGCCATCCACACCTCAACAGAAAGCGGTGCCACCTGGATCAACTTCGTCAGCGAAGTCGGCACAAACGTCAACACCCGCGCCGCAATCCACGCCGCCCGCCGCGAACAGCGATGACTGGTGGGCGTCCATGGGAAAGACGGCGGCGCAAGAGCGCGTCCCGCCATCACCGCCGACCAGCGGGCCGCCGCGGACACCTGCGCAGGCACAATCGCTCGACCGCTACATCAACGATCCGGACGACATCAATAATTTTCTGAAGAAGGGACAACGGCCCGACGATCCCATAGCGATAACGGATGCTAAGGTGATCCAGCAGGCCTTCCGCCCGACGACGCAGCCGGTAGAGTTGTTTCGCGGTCAACAAAAGGGGTGGGCGGCGATGTATGCCAACCTGAAACCGGGTGACCGGCTGACCCGGCCAGGCTTTACCTCGACCAGCCGGAGCTTAAAGCAGGCGCTGGAGTTCGCCGGACGTACAGCTCGCGAGCGTGGCTACGACATGCCGGATAGAGCAATCGTTCACATCCATGCCCCAAAGGGCACGCCGATGATCGGCGTGGCGGCGGCGGCCGGCGCTAGGCACGACGTTGAGAAGGAGGAGCTCCTCCAGCATGGCAGCAACTTCCGGGTCGAGAAGATAGATCCGGAGAGCCACCAAATATGGCTGCGCGTCGATAGCGGCGTTGCACATGACGCCGAGCTTCCCCGCATCATGTGGGACGACCCTACAGAGACCGAGACCAGTGCCGCTGCCTGACGTTCACTTCGGCGAGGTCGGGCCGCCGGCGAAGGAGTTGCCGCCGCTGGATGACGACGCCGATGATGACGAGGACATCGAGACGCCGCAGGATGTCGTGGAGCTGCTCGGCGTAGACCCGGCGGAACTGTTCGATGAGGATGAGGACCAGGACGGTGCCGAGGACGCGCTGACGCCCGAGCAGGCGAGCGCCCGCGCGAAGAAAGCCTGGCTCAGCCGCAAGCGGGCCGCACCGGAAGAGCCCGCCGAGAAGCGCACCACGAAACCTGAACCTGTGCCTGCTCCGAGGTCTACTGCTGTAGCCAAGCCGAGTGCGCAACAATGGCCGCAAGGCGAACCCACTGCAAAAAATCCGCAAGCGCCAGGCTTCCCTTCTGCGTTCGACCCTAAAGCAAAACCGAAAGCCAGCGGTGAAGCGTTGGAGATGTTGCAATACTACGCTGGTGGTTTGGACTCAGATACGTGGGGAGACCTTGTCCGTGCTTATAATTCCGGTAAGCTCAAGGACAAGGAAATGAAAGCCTCTATAGCGTCTCTTGAAAACCTCGCCGACAGCCAAAGGACGTCTGCGGATGCCGTCGTTTATCGCGGGATTACGAGCTTTGCCAGGCTTAAACGGACGAAGCCGCAAGTAGGCGCAGAGATTACGTTGCCTGGGTTCGCCTCAACGAGCGGGGCGAAATATCAGGCCGAGTATTCATTAGGCCGCGATTTGGAGGGCGGCGTTATGACTATAAAGGTGCCGGCGGGCTCCCCCGGCATCGATGTCAATGCCATGCTTGGCGGCAAAAGCCCTAACCCGAATGAACGTGAGTTTCTGCTGCAGAACAATTCTAAGTTCAAGGTGATATCCTATGATCCGCGGCGGCAGGAAATCGGCCTTGAGCTAATCGTGAAGGGGGCAGCCGATGCAGAGTCCGGAAAATGACAAGGTGTTGTCGACGACGCATGTCGATGCGCCAATGCCGCCGGTACAGCCGCCGCGCATCGAGCAAGAGCCGATGCTGCAGTTTTTCCGCTATGAGCATCTGCGCCACGATCTGCAACCGATCAGTAAGGTGTTCAGCGAGCTCGCCCATGACCTCGTTGTGACCTTACCGCGCAACCCGGAAAGAACGGTGGCGTTGCGCAAGCTGATGGAGGCAAAAGACTGCGCGGTGCGGGCGCTGCTCTACGAAGGCTGAGACCAGGGGAGAAATATAATGGCCTGTCTCGGATTGGGGGCGATCGAGCATCTGCTGATCTGGATTGTCGTAGTTGTAGCGGTGTTTGCGATTATTCGGGCGTTATTGGGGCTGGTGACGCCGCCACCCGATTTCGCGTTGGCCATCGCCGCCGCAATTACTGTTGTCAGGATCATTCTTTGGGCGGTCATAACTATCGCGATCATTGTGGTGATTTTCATCCTATTGGCCTGCGTTATTCCTATTAGATAACGATGTGCCTGGCCTCGTCCCGATCTGCTTCACCTGCGAGAGGTTTGCCGGCGTAGAGCCGGGGGTCGGGTACACCTGCCAGGCGTTTGGCGAGCAATCGATTCCAGTTGAGATCCTGGCGAGCCGCGTCGACCACCACAAGCCATTTCCCGGCGACGGCGGGCTCCAGTACCAGGCGCGGGATGGTGAAGGAGCGAGCGATATGGAGCCCTTCTCCTTGGACGACTTCGTCGAGAGCCAGATCCGCCGAGCGCGTGCAGGATCACCCGAGGGCGGGCAATTTGTCGGCAAAGCCGGCGGTGCTGCCTCGCCACCCTCGGCCGGCGTCGGCCACCGCGGCGGAAAGATCGTCCACAAATCGTCTGAGTGGACTGGCCGGTCACCGCAGGAAGCTAGCGAGCTGGCAAAGCAAAGCTGGCTGCAACGGCCTGGGTCATTTGTGGAAAAGGGCGCAGCGGCGGCGAAGCGGCGGGCAGGGGAGTTCTCGCGAGAGGATTACGAGACCCTCAAGGCCGGCAGTGAAGAGCGTAAAGGACTAGGCTCGAAGATCGCTGGCGCCGGGAAGAACCTGCCGCAAGCGCTGCGCACCCATCTGAAGGAAGAAAAACACAACGCAGTACATGCCGCCGGCGCGCTCAAGGCGGTGTTGACGCCCGGCAAGAAGCCGTCGCCGGAGCAAATGAAAGGTCTGCGCAACTTCGGCCTGCGCCTTCTGCTGTCCAGTGCGTCAATGGCCGCAACCGGAGAGCCAACCGGCGCCATCGGCACGCTTGCTGTAGAGTTCGGTCGGGAGCTTGTTCAGCACGTCGCCCTCGAGCATTTGGCGAAGCTAGCCAGCGGAGCCGGCAGGATGATTATTGGGAAGGATCAGGACGACGACGAGCTGAGCCCCGAGGACTATGAGCTGCTGCAAGGCTTCATAGAGGCGCTCGCCGAGGCCGTTGTAAACTACCCGCTGGTCGAGGAGGAACCTGAAAAAAAAGACCGAGCTAGACCCGGCGGCGCAGGACGCGCCATCGGCCGGTGAGGAGTTTTATGGACTGTCTCACGATGAGTTGCGTAATGCCGAGAACGGGATCGTCGAGGTAGACGAGGATGGGCGCGGTCGCGTACTTTGATACGCGATCGGAAAACTCCAGATAGAGGTGATTTCAAATGAAACACTTGCTCACCATGCTCGCAACCGCCGCGCTCGGCGCCGCTGCGCTCGGTCTCGCCGTCCCGGCGCACGCCACACTGACTTGCACCATCACCGTCGACGGCTCCGCGATCGCGAGCTGCCCGGCCTCGAACACCGGCTCGATCTCGTTCAACGGGGTAGACGCGCCATTGTTTTCGTCGATCACATTGACCGGCGATGGTAGCCCAAACCTGCCGCAACCGGATCTCAGCAGTGTGACATTGGACGTCAGCTCGGCCGGCACGTTCAGTGGCACGCACGTCCTCGGGGTGGACCTCTTCCAGACTAACGTCGCGGCGCCGACTGGAGCGACACTGGAAACGACTGCGACGATCAATGGGTTGATCAATCTGCCGGGCCCGACAACGTTAAGCGACTTCATCAACGGAACCGCGTCGACTTTAGGCTCGACCCTGCGAAGCTCGGTATTCCCCGCGGAGTTCATCGGCACCGTCGGGCCGTTCTTCGACGTGCTAGGTGCGCCGCTTACCGCTGATGCTCATCAGTTCCTGATCACCTTCACCGCGCCTGGGCAGTCAGCCAACGACACCATTCAACTCCAAGGCATATCGCCAATATCCGAACCATCCTCGCTAGGGATGCTCGGTGTGGCACTGCTCGGCCTGGGAATGATCTACCGCCGTCGTCAGACCCGGTAAAGGGGCGCTCGGCAAGCTTGCCGGGGTTCCCATAGAAACGTTAATGGCAGCCAAGAAAATGCGCCGAAGACTTCGCCGTCGTCCTGGGGATAAGGATAAGGTGGATGCTCCACCAGATCCGCCCGAGGAGGACACCCCACCGGATCCTCCAGTAGAAGATGTTACCCCCGCTGATACTCCAACACCGCAGAGAGAGGAGACCAGTAACGTGGCAGGCATTCCTGTTACTCTCGTAGGTACTTTTGTAGGTGAACTGACTTATACCGGACTTGGCGTGGGTGGTGGCCCTATGCCTGGCGGTCCGTTCCCGTCACATCCAATAAGCCCTGGTGGTCCGCCGCCACAAGTGTGGCCAGGTCCGGGATATCCTGCTCATCCGTGGGTTCCGCCAGGTCCGGGGTTGTGGCCGCCCGGTTCAGGCATTGACATGCCGAGTCATCCCATAGCGCCTGGTGGCCCACCCCCTGGGATCTGGCCGAGCCCCGGCTATCCGGCTCATCCGATCGCACCGGGTGGAGGTCCGGCGCATCCAATTGTAATCCCTCCGGACTCTATATCGCCGGGGGTTCCGAGCCACCCAATCTACATTCCGGTTTACCCTGGCCACCCAATTGTAATCCCCCCTGACGCAATCTCTCCCGGAGTGCCGAGCCACCCAATTTATCTGCCCCCGGAAGTCTGGCCGTCACCGGGGCGGCCTGCTCATCCGATTTATCTGCCCCCGGAGACTGTTGGTCCTGGCGTTCCGACTCACCCAATTTACTTGCCGCCAAGCATCTGGCCGTCGCCTGGCTACCCAGCCCACCCGATCTCACCGGGCGGCCCACCCCCGGGTATCTGGCCCAGTCCAGGCGTGCCCACTCACCCGATTGTATTGCCGGACCCCCCGCCCGACATCGATGTGCCGGCAGGCAAGTCTCTGCTGGCGCTTTACACGCCGGGGAAGGGATGGACGTCACAAGTGATCCCGACGCCGGGGCCGGGGTACAATCCTCCGCCCGGCGCCAGCGTGCCGCAACCGACGGGATAATCTTACTCAAAGGCGGTCGCTGCTATTGGCGGCGGCCGCCTAAGCTGTATGAACAATATGCGGCGTCGTTATCGCAGAGCGTCGCCACATCGGTATCGCAAGTGGCGCTTGTGGCTCCTCAGAAAGGCGTTGATGCGGCATATCAGGCCGCGTTGAGGGGCGGGTGGAAAGTCAGGGGAAGGATGATAGCCCATGCTTTCTGGCCGCCACATCCTCGACCAAATGGAAGAAGGCTTCGCGACCGATCCGGCGGTCAGCGAAGCGCAACGCCGCGCGATGTTCGCGGCGAAAGCCGGAGAGTCGAAGATCGGCATCCCGCAAAGTGTAGGTGCCGAGTTCGCCAAGGCCGACCCCGGCGGCAGCCTGCCGGAGCGGGCCCGCGACATGGAGAAAAGCGACTGGCGCGGCTTTCTACGTGGGTTGCTGAAGTTCTTTGCCGAGGAAGCGGCTGAGCCCGAGCACAAGGAAGAGCCCGAGCATCAGGAGCTCGACCCGACACACGACGAAGGCGAGGAGCAGAACGCCGCCGGGATGATGTTCATGACCGGGGACGGCCAGGCGCTGTTCCTGCGCCGCGCCGGTGACGGCGATCATCTGGGGGAATGGGGATTTCCCGGCGGCAATGCCGAGGACGCCGAGACCCCACTCGAATGCCTGATGCGCGAGACCCAGGAAGAGACCGGGCACGACTGTGCGGGGCACGACGACATCATCAGCGCGGTCGACCACAGCTTCTCCGACACCGGCCAGTACCTGACCTTCGGCCACCTGGTGGATGCGCCGTTCGAGCCGAAGCTCAACGAGGAGCACAGCGAGCACGTCTGGCGGCCGATAGATGATCCGCCCGAGCCGCTGCACCCCGGCGTCAGGGCGACGCTCGACAAGGTTGGCGACGTGGCGCGCAAGGCGACAGCAGTGCCCGTGGGGCCTCAAGGGCTTCCTGCCGACGCCGGAACCTCTGAAGGCGCGAGGAAAGCTGCCGAGCGGCGGAACCATGCGAAACACGCCGATCTGCATGGAGCGCTGGGCGGGAAAGCAAGCGGCTTAGAGCAGGACAAGCATTTCCAGGCCTCTGGCGCTCATAGTTCGGCGGCTAACTATCGAGGTGCCTTTGGCGAGCCGCGGTGGCAGGCGCTTTCGGAAAGAGCCCACAAGGCGAGCGAGGCGTTGGGGATACAAAGCCGGCTTCCGGACGCGCAGCGCGTCCTGGCTGGCGACATGCTGGCGTTCGATCGCGGCCTCGAGAAGCGGTCCTACGACGAGAACGGGCATTTGCACGTCGCCGAGTCAAATCTGACCAAATGCACCGTATCCCCCTACATGGGCGAGGAAATACCGGACGCTGAAAAGCTCGGCCTGGATCCGAAGAAGAAGTACCAGCTATTGCGCGCGCAGGACGAGCTCGAGAAGCCCGAGACGATCGCCAGCTTCAATGGGAAGCCAGTGCTGTTTCAGCACAAGATGGCGACTGCGGTAGATTTCCCTACTGGTTTGACCATCGGGTCTACCGGGACAGAGGCGAAATACGAGCATCCGTACCTGAAGAACAGCCTTTCGATCTGGCCGGAATATGCCTCTCAAGCGGTCGAGGCCGGGGACAAGTCACAGCTCAGCGCCGGCTACAGCTACACCGCGGATATGACGCCCGGCATCCATGACGGCATGCCCTATGACGGCGTGATGCGCAATATCCGGGGGCAGCACATTGCCATCGTTAACGAGGGGCGGTCCGGGCCGGATGTCAGGGTCGAGGATTCATCGATAGAGGATAAGCAATGGATGCTTATTGAAGAGGCCTTATCCGCGTTTTGATTTAGAGTGTATTTGAAAGCGGCAGCGCTCTACCCTGCTGAGCTATGCCTCCCTATCCCCTTCCGCGGTGAGATAGTTCTGACGACGGGACTCACAAACCCGCGACCTCTGCCTAGTGGCGGATCATAAACAAGAGGGTCGCCATGAGCAAGTTACTAGCGGAGTTACGTAAAAAATACCGCACACCACAAGAAGCAATCGCGGCGCTTGGCCTGGACGAGGCCTTATTAGCAGAGGAGAAACCAATGTCGCTTTCCGCTATGGCCGTCTATGCCAAAGGCCGGCTCACTGGATACCTGAAGCCAAAATTGGCGATGGACGCCAAGATCGACCTGAATCCAATTCTCGATGGCATTACCGGGAAGAACTTTACTGCGAAGCACCAGGTCATTGCGGATGCCGTCAAGACGGCGACCCGAGGCAAGCTGGCTCATGACGCAGACATAACGGACTTGCCGGAGCTGCTGCAGGCGATCGAGGCCGAGCGCGGCGCCGACATGGAGACCGATCCGAGCAGCTCGCTGCCGATGGCCGGCACGAACCCCGGCGAAGAGCCCGGCTATGACCGCGTCGTGAACTTCCTGCGGGGAGATGCTGACACCATGCGGTATGTCGCCGACCGGATGCGGGCCGCTGACGAGGAGGAGGAAAACGAAGAGGAACGCGAAGAGCGCAACGGCTTTGATCGCCGCGCCGCCGATGCTCGCCGACGCTTGGGCCGCGATGAGACCGAAGAGGAGCGGGACGACCGCGAGGATAAGGAGTCGGCTGAGGACGCCCGCCGGCGGCTTGGCCGTGACGAGAGCGAAGAAGAACGCGACCGCCGCCAAGCTGGGGATAGGCGAGCGCGTGATGCGCGCCGCGCCCGGGATGCATGGAGCCACGCCAAGGATGCGCTCGATGCGCACCGTCGCGCCGACGACGCAAAGCGTGCCGATGACAAGCATCGAGCCGACGACAGAAAGCTCGCGGATGACGTCCGGCGTGCACACGACAACTGGAGCCGCCGCCGTGCCGACGATCGCCGCGGCCGCGCCGACGACCGCCGCCGCGCCGCCGATCAGCCGCCGCCGTTTGCCGGGCAGCCTGAGGTGGGCGGCGGCGGCGTCAGCAAGGAAGCAATGGACGCGGCGATCGCCCGCGGCATTGCCGAACGGGATCAGCAGCACCGCGAGGCGCGCGAGGCCGAGCGCATGGTGCGGCCGATAATCGGAGATATCGCTATTGCCTACGACTCAGCGGAGGAGATCTACCGGGCGGCCTTGAAGGCGAGAAACGTCGACCTCAAAGGCGTGCCGCCGTCAGGCTATCGCTCGATGGTCGAATTTATGTTGCAGTACAATGGCCGCGACCGTGCCACGGAAGTGTTCGCCATGGATTCGAAGGCCCGCGAGAGCTTCGACGAACGGTATCCCGGCGCGTCCAACATCAAGAACGCATAAACAAAGCCGATCGAGGCGCTACAGTAGAGGAGTTAAGTAGATGCCGCATGGAATCCAAGCGCAAATCGGCGTTGTACCAGCGCCGGCAGTCGAGGGCGACTTCGTATCGTCAAACCCGAGGTCGAATGTCTTGTCCGGGCCTGGGGCATTCATCGCCGGGCCCGCAGGCGTGACGATCGGCCGGTTCTGCTGGGGCAGCTTCCAGTATAGCGATGCCGACAATGCGCCCGCCGTTGTCAACAGCACCGGCAGCGGCCCGGTGCTAGGCCTCATCGCTCGTCATCAACAGGGCCTTATCACCCAGTACCTGCAAAGCGCCGGGATGGTCATCCCCTCAGGCTTCATGGTGACGCCTTACAGCGCCTGCGACATGTGGGTTCGGAACGCTGGTGCTGGCGCGAATGGGATCTATCAAAAGGCCTATGCCAACTTTATGGACGGGTCGGTCACCTTCGCCGCTACCGGAGCGGCCGCATCTGTGTCGATGCCGACTTCCTCGATTGCGGCCGGGCCCGCTGTTGCGGGCACCGCTTCGATTGCTGGAAATGTCATGACTGTCGCCACATCGACGGGCGGCGCTATCCAACCTGGCACCATCCTCACTGGCCCTCCAGGCATAGCTGCGGGGTCTCAGGTCGTCTCGCAGCTTTCCGGCACGCCCGGCGGGGTCGGCACCTATGCCCTGAATATTTCGTCGCAGACGGTTGGTCTGGGAGCTCTCGCGGGCACCTATGGCATCTTGACCGTTGGCGGCGGCGGGCCGCCGGTTCCAGGTGGCATCCTGTCGGGGACTGGCGTCACCGCGGGCACCACAGTGTGGGGGCAGCTCACCCCTACAACCTGGGTGGTGTCGCCGTCGCAAGCTGCCGCGTCCACAACGATTTCTGAAACGTCCAACGTCGAGACCAAATGGGTCGCCATGAGCGTCGGCGCGGCGGGGGAGATTGTCAAAATTTCCAGTTGGATCCTGGGTTGAGGATGGTCCCGGAGAGCAGAGGAGAAAGTTAAGATGAATCGCCAAGAAGCCCAAGCCGCATGGCGCCAGGATCAGGTGAGACTGGAGCAGCTCGGCATCATTGCGCCAGCAGTGCGAACCTATTGGCCGGATGAGTGGAAGCGCGATTGGAAGCTGGCGATGGACGCCTTGCCGCCGCTTCAAACCGATCCGAACTCGGCCATCCCGATGATGCTGACGGCCGGGATAGACCCGGAGGTCTACCGCACCTTCTTCGCCCCGATGATGGCGGCGGAGATCCTGGGCGAGCGCAAGAAGGGTGATTGGCTTACCGAGACCGAGTTTTTCCCGGTGATCGAGGCGACCGGCGAGGTCACCAGCTACGGGGACTTCGCGGAGACCGGCCGCGCCGGGGTCAACATGAACTGGCCCCAGCGGCAGTCCTATCACTTCCAGGCCATCATCGAATATGGCGAGCGCGAGCTGGAGCGCGCCGGCCTCGGTCGCATCAACTACGTGACCGAGCTGAATAAATCGGCCGCGCTGACCCTGAACAAGTTCATGAACTTCATGTATTTTTTCGGCGTCAATGGGCTTCAGAATTATGGCTTGCTCAATGACCCCAACCTCAATGCCGTGATCACCCCCGGGCCAAAGGCCTATAGCGGAACGTTGAGGACATGGACGAGCGGCGGCATCGTGCAGGCCACAGCGAATGAAGTCTTTGCCGATATTCAGGCGGTCTATGGTCAACTGGTGGCGCAGACCCGCGGGCTCGTCAATCTGAAGTCGCCAATGACGTTGGCGATGTCGCCGGAAAGCGCGGTCGGGCTGACGGCCACCAATTCCTTCAACGTCGCGGTCACCGATCTGTTGAAAAAGCACTTCACCAACCTCGATGTGAAGGAAGCCACGCAGTATGGCGCGCTCTCGGCTATCAACCCGCAGGGTGTCGCTGCCGGCAACATGATGCAGTTGATCGCGAAGGAGATCGACGGCCAGGCGACCGGATACTGCGCCTTCACAGAAAAGATGCGGGCGCACAAGATTATCCCTGCGGTTTCAAGCTTTAAACAGAAAACAACTTCGGGCGGGTGGGGCTCTATATTGCGGATGAGCGCCACTATAGCTGCAATGGTCGGTATCTAGACTTTGTTGGCCGTTGCTACGACTAGCTGCGCGACACCGGATTGCCGAGCAGAGCTTTTGGGTGCTGGGCATGTTGATCACATCATGCCGATAGCTCGTGGCGGGGCTAACTGGTCAGAGAATTTGCAATTACTCTGTGGGCTCTGCAACTCCGCAAAGGGAGCGAAAACGATGGATGAGTTTTTGGTGTATCGAGCAGGTAGCATTACATGAGCGAGCCTCGACAAGGTCAGCCGCGCGGCCCGATGTTCACTGCCGAGGACGGCAGGCCGACGCCGCCGGAGCGGCCGGCACCGCCGAAGAACCATGCCGGCGGCGAGGTCGTGGTCGCCACCAATCTGCCGATGGGCATGGTGCTGCAGATTTTCGACATAAAGGAGCAATGGGTAGCGGCCCCGACTGGCGGGCACATGGAGAAGGTCGGCAGAGCGCGGCCGCAATCATATCGGGCGCGCGGCAATGCCGTCGATATGGCCCGCGTGATGGAAGGTACTTTCGACATGCCCACCATCGTCAACAATTATGCGTTGACGCCTGGCATCCCCAAGGACTTTTGGGATGAGTGGCTGGCGCAGAACCTCGAGCAGGCGTATGTGGTCAACCACTGCATATTCGCCGAGGTGGACGAGGCGCGCGTCAGGGCGCGGGCGCGGGCGCGCGGCAAAGAGAACAAGTCAGGCCTCGAGCGCATCGACCGCAATGACCCGTCCGCGAAATCTCGGGAGCTGCAGGGGTCTATCCTGATCCGCGAAATGGCGCGGGATCAATAAATGGGCGTTCATGTGGAATTCGACTACGACGCTTGGGTGGCGCTCTTCCCGGAATTTTCCGAAGTCAGCGCGGCGCAGGCGAGCTCGTACTTCGCGCTAGCCACGATCTACCACCGCAACGACGGCATTGGTCCGGTAGAGGACGCAACGGCGCAGGCGATGTACCTCAACTTGATGACGGCGCACATTGCTCAGGTTTTTCAGACAGAAAACGGGCAATCGGTCAGCGAGATGGTGGGACGGATCACCAGCGCGACGCAAGGTTCGGTCACGCTTTCGACAGATGGTACCGGCTTTGAGCGCGTCGACCCGTGGTTGGCGCAGACCAAATACGGGCTCAGCTATTGGTATGCGATGAAACCGTATTGGACTTTCCGCTACATCCCCGGGCCGCGGCGCTTTTTCGGCCCGGTGTATGGCGGGCGACCGGTGTACTAGGAGAACGGCAATGGACATCGAAGTGATGCTTAGACGACTCAATGAGCTGAAAGCCTGGAAGGAAGAGGTGGACGAGCGACTAGCTAAGCTCGAGGGAGCTGACAAGAAACAGACGGCAACCGCACCGGCTGCCGGCGCGCCGCAACAGTCTGCTTCGGAGACGCCTCGGGCGTGAACATCTACGGCACCGCGTACCGCTGCCTTGGGCCTTTGGCCGAACGGATCCTGATCTTGCGCCGTGGCGAGGCGGTGGGTCGGGATGGTCGCACCCATACTGAGCGCATAGGGCCGTTTCGCTATCGGCGTCGGGCATTGATCGTACCGACCGATCCCGCGGAACTGGTCCGCGAGCCTGGGTACGAAATCCTGCAGCAGACAATCGAGGTTTCGACTGATTTCGCGCTCCAGGGCCCCTCGAACGGCGTCGAGCCAGATCAGGTGCTGTGGCACAACACCCTCTACATGGTGAATAATATCTTGCCCTACTCCAAATTCGGCGTCGGGTTCGTCACCGCGGTGTGCCAGTCTGTCGTGCAACCGAAGCCGCCGGAGCTGGGCGAGCTGCCGAACCGAGTCTTTCCTGGTCCGCCCGCCGCGGTTGTCGGATCGATCTGGGATAATGGTACGACGACATGGGACGGCGGGCTCAGCGTCTGGGACGCGTGAAGCATGGCTTCGCAGATTGATCCGACCGTCCCCGTACAGGGCACTCCGACAACTTCCAGCGTGCGCAATAATTTTTCGATCGCGGCGAGTGAGATATCGGCGCTTCAGGCAGCAGCCGGGCCGCCGGCAGCGGCGAACCCGACGGCACTGGTTTCCGGCACTCCCGTCGATGGTGTCGCGACGACCCTTATGCGCTCGGATGCGGCTCCGGCGCTGGCCAATACCGCAGTGGCGGCGGGCAACTATACCAACACCAATCTGACGGTTGATGCGCAGGGCCGAATCACCGCTGCGACAAGTGGCGCTGCCGGTGGGACCGGGACCGTCACCAGCATTACGGCTGGGGCGGGGTTGACCGGTGGCACGATCACCGATGTGGGTACCATTGCCTTAGCCGTACCCGCTCTACCGCTGGTCGGTGGTACTCTGACTGGCCCCCTGATCCTGGCGGCTGATCCGCTCCCGTCTGCGCCGCTCGGCGCCGCGACCAGGCAATATGCCGATACCAAAGCACCATTGCTGTCGCCGTCGTTCACCGGGGTGCCGCTATCCACAACCGCGGCACCCGGAACCACCACGACCCAGATTGCGACAACTGCGTTTGTCGTTGCCGCAGTTGATGCAATCCCGGTTGGGGTGTCAAGTTTCAATACGCGGACAGGACCGGTCACACTCTCCTCGGCAGATGTAACCGCGGCGTTGACCTATACGCCCTACAGTGCCGCTAATCCGGCGGGCTATCAGACAGCCGCGCAGGTGACCGCGGTGCTTCCTGTGGCGTCTTCGACGCCACCCTTGATGGACAGCGCCGCGGCGATCGGCACCGGCACCACCTGGGCGCGCGCCGACCATGTGCACGCCTCGGACACCAGCCGAGCCCCGCTTGTCAGCCCGGTCTTTACCGGGGTTCCGGCCGCACCGACGCCGCCTACAGCTGATAGCTCGACGAGCTTAGCGACGACCGCCTTTGTCAAGGCACAAGGCTATCTGATCGCCAACCAGACGATCACCATCTCCGGTGACCTCAGCGGTTCCGGGACGACCGCGATTACTGCAACCCTACCCGCCGTCAACAGCAATGTCGGCACGTTCCAGGGGATCACAGTCAACGCGAAGGGTCTGG